CGTTTAGTGAAGTGCTCAAAACCGGAGAGGGTGATACCCCGTCGGATGAAGCTCCTATCGGAGAGATGCGGGGTCACGGAATAAGCGCACTTCGCTCGCGTCGATGGATTCGGTTCTTTGAGGAACACGGCGTGGTTATGACTCTGTGCTCCATTCGGCCGCGTACGATGTATGTAACCGCGATGCATCGCGGTTGGGCGCGGCGTACGAAGGAGGACTATTGGCAGAAGGAACTGGAACAGATCGGGCAACAGGAAGTGTTTAATTCGGAGTTGTTCGCGGGTAGTGCAACGCCTGCGGGAACGTTCGGATATCAGGATCGGTATGCGGATTACCGGCACATGTTCTCGTATGTGACGGGAGAGTACCGCACGATCTTGAATGATTGGCATTTGGCGCGGGATTTCACGGCGCAGCCGACGCTGAATCAGGACTTCATTGATTGCGTGCCGTCGAAGCGTATCCATGCTGAGCAGACGCAGAACTCCATTTGGGGGATGTTCTCGCATTCGATACAGGCGCGGCGTATGGTAGGCAACCGTACCATCGGGAGGTTGTTCTAAATGGCGAAGTACAACGAGCGTGGGCAGCAGATTCCTGACCAAACTCCGATAGAGGTGCCGTTAGGATGGAAGCGTCCGGAGACGTTGACGGAGCAGATCCGTCGGTTAATCCGGGTGCAAATGTCGGCGGCAGCCGTGGAGGAAGGAAAGGAGACGTTCGCGGAGGCGAACGATTTCGATTGCGGAGAGGAGGATCCGGAGGCATACTTGACGCCGTACGAAGTGGTCGGTATGTCAGAGGAGATCCCCAGAGATGAGCACGAAGCAGACAGCAGATCTCGGAAAGGTGCAGGAGGCAGTGCGGAGCGTGAAGGCCGCGCAGTCAGGGAAGATGAGTCTGAGCGCGGTAGCGATGGAGTTGAAGGGTCTGACGGAGAAGGAACTGGAGATGACGGGGACGTGGAGTCGGATCAGCGTGTCAAATCTTCAGGCGATAAAGGACGCGGCAGATCTACCGCTAACGTTCAGCGGAAGCGGAAAGAAGTAGAGCGCGACGGTTAGCCCCAGCCCTGTGGCTGACGCGCTCGGGGGGCCCTCTTCTGGTTGGAGAGGGCCCCTTTTTTTTTACCAGTGAGCTATTCTTGATGCTCACTGGTGTAGGTGGTCCACGATGGCACGGCGACGACGGACACGAGTTAGCGATAGCAGGTGGATCGGGCGCGATTCTTACCTGACCTCGATCGCTAGCCGGAGGCTGCCCCGATCTCACGCGGCAGCGTTCCTCCGGCGGCGCCGGCCTGTGTTCTCGACACACCCACAGGTCGAGACTAGGACCACCTTGCCACCTGGGGCCCAGGTGGCAATCCGTCGGGCACAGTTGTTCCAGTTGAGACGTCCCAGCATGCTGGTCTCGAGCTCGCCGTGTAAGAGACGGCGTCAGCGGCGAGAGGTGTTGCATGCGTTGAGAGTAGCGGGCCGCAGTGGTTTGAACATGCGGCGGAAGCGGAGTGTTGAGAGTAACTACACGTGCAGGTGAAGTATGGATCCAATCATTGGTGGAGCATTGATCAGTGCAGGAAGTTCTTTGCTCGGCGGTTTATTCGGAAGCAAGGGCGACAAGGGAGCGGCGCGACGGCAGGAGGCGCTACAGAGAGAGTTCGCGCAGCACGGAGTGCGTTGGCGAGTTGAAGATGCGAAAGCGGCAGGATTGCATCCGTTGTATGCGTTGGGCGCGCAGCTTCCGTCGTATTCCCCTGTATATGAGCAGCAAGACCCGGGGATGGGTCCGTATCTGGCAGAGGCTGGACAGAACATCGGGAGAGCAGTCGCGGCGTCACAGACGGCACAGGAGCGACAGATGAATGCTCTTATCTTGCAGCGTACAGCGGGAGAGTTGGAGGAGTCTGACTTGCGGCGACAGTTGTTACAGTTGGAGATTGATCGGGCTCGCGGAGCGAGCGGTGGATCTTTTCAGACGTTTCCGGTGGTGAATGAGCAGGAAGCTCTATCAGCACTTGGTGGAATGACGCAGATTACCCCCACGGAGACCGTGTCTCGCTCTCTTTCTGATTCTTCGGTGATGGCAGGTATGACGCCGATGTGGCGGGAGTTCGAGTTGTCTCCGGGCTTTAAGATGCGATTACCCGGAGGGGTTAAGGGTGATCCTGCGGAAGCGTTGGAGAGTATCTCCGAGTCGTTGCCGTTGCTGTTGGCGACGTTGGAGGAGAACGATCGGGCGTACGGTCCAGAGTGGACGGACAAGATGGTCGAGCGCTATTTGGGTAAGGAAGGCGCTCAGGTGCGGAAGATCATTCAGTGGTTGCGATCTCCGGATAGAGTCGGGACTCCCCTCCCCTCTCGGTTGCAGGAGACGTGGGATGAGATGAAGAAGGCGCGTAGAGAGGGGAGAAGGTACCCCCCGCCCCGGTAGGGGAGGGGAGGGTGGTCGTTTCACAGAGGAGTTGAGTCATGCCGAGAGGAATAGGATATGGACGTAGAAGAGGTCGAGGACGAACGTCGTTTCGCCGTCGTCGCCGTTCTTTCAGTCGTCGCGGGCGTCGTGCTTTTGGCCGCAGGCGTAGCGGTCGTCGTCTGTTACGCATTGGGTACAGGATGTAGCCCATGAGGTGTATCCGCCCATTCCGCTATGAGTTCGGAGAGTACGGGTGCGGGCAGTGTATGCCGTGCCGTATCAATAAGCGGCGTGAGTGGACTGCACGGATTGTGCTTGAGAGTCGGTGTCACGAGGCGAATAGCTTCGTGACATTGACTTATGCCAAGGAGTTCTATCCCGGGCAGTTGGTGCCGCGCGATATGAAATTATTCTTGCGGCGGTTGCGGCGGCGTGTGGCGCCGAAGCAGGTGCGATACTTCGGAGTAGGAGAGTACGGTGATAAAAGTTTACGTGCGCACTACCACATCGCGTTATTCGGACTCGGCATGGAAGCGGAGTCTGATATACGTGATTCTTGGTGTGACGCTGATAGCGGCAACATGCTCGGGTGGGTGCACGTGGGCGATTTGAATCATGACAGTGCACAGTACATAGCGGGGTATGTATGCAAGAAGATGACAGCAAAGACGGATCCGAGACTGGAGGGAAAGTATCCAGAGTTTGCGCGCATGTCCCTTCGCCCGGGTGTTGGGCGACCAGCGTGTGCAGTTGTGGCTGCTGCATTATCTGGGCATTCTGCGACAGTTGCCACGTGCTCATTAGACGTTCCCGGTGTGGTCCGGATCGATGGGAAGAAGATGCCGATAGGACGATATCTGAAGCGTGGCCTACGCGAGGAGATGGGGTGGAAGGCGGAAGCCCCACAGATTGCAAGAGCGGCTCGTGCCATTGAGTACATGGCGGAGGATCCCGCTGTGCGGGAGAGGAAGCGTGAGAGTGGCAACGCGTCTGCGTTGCAGAGAGTGAAGATTGGTCAACAGAAGAGGAGTCTTTAAGTGCGTAGACAAAAACATGGCTTGTCTCATTACGTGCTGAGCACGTTCGATATGGGGCAGCTGATCCCGGTGTGTAACTACGAAGTGCTGCCGGGAGACAGTATTCGGATGGCGACATCGTGTCTTATCCGTGTATCTCCGTTGATGACGCCGGTAATGCATCCGGTGTCGGTGCGGATCCATCACTGGTTCGTGCCGTATCGGATCCTGTGGGATGGATGGGAGGACTTCATCACAGGAGGATCGGATGGAGAAGGCGACGGAGTTGGGAACATCCCGTCGTTCGTGCCGGATCAGACGTTGGGAGAGTTGGCGGATTACTTGGGTATTCCGACGACGCCTACGTTGAACACGCAGGTGACGAAGTTTCCTTTCTTCGCTTACGCGAAAATCTACAATGAGTATTATCGTGATCAGGATCTCGCGGCGTCGTTGAGTGAGGATATTACGGGTACGCCAGAACAGACGCCTGTGAATGTTGCGTGGGAGAAGGATTACTTCACGTCTGCTCGTCCGTGGACACAGAAGGGCCCGGATGTGACGGTGCCGGTAAATGGTATCGTGACTACGGCGGCTACGGATCTTCTGACAGGTGCGCAGAATCCGGTGCGGTTGCTGCGGACGACAGGTGCAGAGTTGGGACAGCAGCAGTTTCTGGGCGTTGGTAACGCGGCAGGTGACGCGAATCAGCGGCTCGGTACAGCGACAGCGCCAGCAGGTAGCAACTTCAATCAGGAGGAAGCGTATTTCTCGAACTTGCAGGTTCAGAATGCGGAGGCATCGATCAATGACTTCAGGTTGGCGTTTGCGTTGCAGAGATATCAGGAAGCTCGGGCGCAGTTCGGTTCGCGATATACGGAGTATCTCCGCTATCTCGGCGTACGTTCGTCGGACGCTAGACTACAGCGTCCGGAATACCTTGGAGGTGGGAGAGCTACCATCTCTTTCTCTGAAGTGCTTAAGACTGGAGAAGGAGATACACCATCGGATGAGGCGCCGATTGGAGAGATGAGAGGGCATGGAATCTCGGCGCTCCGCTCGCGTCGATGGATTCGGTTCTTTGAGGAACATGGCGTGGTTATGACTCTGTGCTCGATACGGCCGCGTACTATGTATGTAACCGCGATGCATCGCGGTTGGGCGCGGCGTACGAAGGAGGACTACTGGCAGAAGGAACTGGAACAGATCGGGCAACAGGAAGTGTTTAATTCGGAGTTGTTCGCGGGCAGTGCAACGCCTGCGGCGACGTTCGGATATCAGGATCGGTATGCG